GATTTTTCGTCAAAGCAGAATGCCTCGTCAAACCGGTTGTCCCCTGCAAACTGCAGGATCTCCCCACGGTCATATGTTCGGATCTCAAACCCCGTTTCTTTTGCAACACTCTCTGTCTCCGGCAGGAAAAACGGATGTGCTGTTTTTAACTGGCAGCCGTATGGTTTTAAGATGTGATCCAGTTCCCGGAAGTTTCCGACATCCATAAACCATGCGCCGGGGCAGGTTTCGTATTTTTCGCGGCAGAGTTCTATGATCTCCTTTTTTCCGGTGAAAATCAGTTTTCTGTTGACTGCGGTTATTTTCAGGGCACAGTTGTCCTGGTCTTCGAATCTGCGCCGTCCTTCGAGACTGCGGTATTCGGTGAAGTGGTTTCCTTGGTCGAGGATGTCTGCGGGGGTGCAACAGTAGTCTAAGGCGAGCTGGCGGCTTAGTTGTTGGATGTATTTCATCGTTGGTTCTCCTCCTGATTATAAAATTTCAGACATTGCTGCTGTTCACACCTATTGTGTAACCAGACATTTTCTATGTAGGATTATAGCAGTCCTATCCCCTCCATTCAAGAGACTCGTTTAAAAGAATGTTATCTTATGCTCTGATACCAGATAATAACTTTTTACTTCTATCCTGCTATATGGTACAATAAGAAATAATCTGACGGATTGGAATTTGACAAAGGAATGTGATTGTATGAAGAAGAAAAGCATAATTGCGATATGTGCTGTATTAGCAATTTTAGGTGTGGCAACAGTCTTTGTGTTGACTGGAAATAGAGGAAATGTATCAAATGTTAATCGTGTTGTTGGTTACTCTGCACTCTATGGTGAAAACTCAATCAATGAAGCATTTGATGTCATAGAGAAAAAATTTGCAAAAGATTTTGAAGGTTGCACACTTACAGAACTTCGCTATGACAAGGATGTTGAAAATAGATTTGCAGAAGAAATTGAGAAGTATCACAAAGAAAATAATCAAGAACTTATTGTAGTATTATCAACCTTTGATACAGATGAAAAAGGTGGAGATGGTGGGTTCAATCCTAATGATACATACGACAACTGGCAATGGTATTTAGTGAAAACGACAGATAAAAAGAGTTGGGAAATAGTCAATTGGGGTTATTAGTCAAGTTCCAGTTTTGTTGATTAAAAAAATGAAGACGATAATGAAAGCATTTGTCAGGAATGGCAGGTGCTTTTTTGTGCCCGGAGTGATCCGGGTATTTTTGTGCCTTTTTTAGAGATTTAGGGGGTGAGCCGTATGGCAGGGAACAGAATTAAAGGGATCACTGTCGAGATTGGCGGCGATACCACGAAATTGCAGACTGCCCTGAAAGGGGTTAATACGGAGATCAGGAATACGCAGAGCCAGCTGAAAGATGTGGAGAAGCTTCTGAAGCTGGATCCGGGGAATACGGAGCTGATTGCGCAGAAGCACAGGTTGCTGGCACAGGCGGTTTCTGAGACAAGGGAAAAGCTGGAAACTTTGAAGACTGCGCAGCAGCAGGCGGATGAGGCACTGCGGAACGGGACGATTTCCCAGGATCAGTATGATGCCCTGCAGAGGGAGATCATTGAGACGGAACAGAGACTGCGGAGTCTGGAAGAGCAGGCGAACCAGTCTGCGACTGCCCTGCAGAAAATCGGGGCAACCGGTGAAAAGCTGCAGACGGTTGGAAACAAGATTTCTTCCGTGGGACAGAAGCTGCTTCCGGTAACGGGAGTGGTGACAGGGCTTGGAACGGCGGCGGTGAAAACTGCCGCTGATTTTGATTCTGCGATGAGCAGGGTGGCGGCTGTGTCCGGGGCAACGGGATCGGATTTTGACAGTCTCCGGGATAAGGCCAGGGAGATGGGTGCCAAGACAAAGTTTTCTGCGACTGAGGCGGCGGATGCCATGAATTACATGGCAATGGCCGGATGGAAGACGGAGGATATGCTGTCCGGTATTGAAGGCGTTATGTATCTGGCTGCGGCATCCGGGGAAGACCTTGCAACGACTTCTGATATTGTGACGGATGCGCTGACGGCTTTTGGGCTGACTGCAGCGGATTCGGGACATTTTGCGGATGTCTTGGCGGCTGCTTCCAGTAATGCCAATACCAATGTATCCATGATGGGAGAGACGTTTAAGTATTGTGCTCCGGTTGCCGGGGCGCTGGGATTCTCGGTTGAGGATACGGCAGAAGCAATCGGTCTGATGGGGAATGCCGGTATCAAGGCTTCCCAGGCCGGTACTTCCATGCGTTCCATCATGACGAACCTGACCGGGGATGTGAAGCTGTCGGGTGCGGCAATCGGGGACGTGACCATTGCCACCACGAATGCAGACGGATCCATGAGGAGCCTGTCTGCGATTCTGGCTGACTGCAGGGGAGCTTTTGCAGGAATGACGGAAGCTGAGAAGGAAAGAATGCCATGTCCGGGTTCCTTGCACTGATGAATGCGGCTCCGGAGGATATTGAAAAGGTGTCCGGGGCAGTGAATAACTGTAAGGATGCTGCAAAGAACATGGCGGATACCATGCAGGATAATCTGGAAGGACAGCTGACGATTCTGAAGTCACAGCTTCAGGAGCTGGCGATCTCTTTCGGGGATCTGCTGATGCCTGCGGTGCGGAGTATTGTTTCCGGACTGCAGGGGATGGTGGATGTGCTGAATGCCATGCCGGACGGGGTGAAACGTGTGATCATGATCGTTGCACTTCTGGCTGCGGCTCTGGGTCCTGTGCTGATCATCATAGGCAAGACCCTTTCGGCCATTGGAACGATCATGACATGGGCTCCGAAGCTTGCCGGTGCGATCAGCGCGGTGAAGGGTGCTTTTGCGGCACTGAGTGCTACGATGATGGCAAATCCGATCGCTATTGTGATCGCTGCCATTGCAGCTTTAGTGGCGGCTTTTATTTATCTCTGGAATACCAATGAAGAGTTCCGGCAGTTCTGGATCAGGCTGTGGAATGAGATTAAGGAAGTTGCTGTCCAGGTATGGACGGCGGTTTCCCAGTTTCTGGTTTCTGCATGGAACGGGATCCGGAATACGGCGGTGGCTGTATGGAATGGCATCCGTGATTTCTTTTCCGGTCTGTGGGCTGGGATTAAGACGCTGTTCACAACGGTTGTTACTGCAATTTCTACGTTTCTTGTGGGAGCATGGAATGGGATCCGGGCAACGGTCATGGCGGTGTGGAATGCGATTTCAGCATTTCTTGGTTCTGTCTGGAATGGAATCAGGTCTGTTATTACGAATGTGGTGAACGGTATCCGGACATTTTTGCAGAGTGCATGGAACGGTATCCGCACAGTCATTACTACGGTGATGAATGCGATTCGGACGGTGATTTCTACGGTCTGGAATGGAATCCGGACAATTATTTCTACGGTGCTGAATGGAATCAGGGGTACTGTCAATTCCGTATGGAACGGAATCAGGAATACCATTTCTTCTGTGGTAAACGGGATTAAGAATACGGTTTCAGGTGCTTTTCATGCCATGTGGTCCGGGATCCGGAGTACGATTTCCGGTATTTATAATACGATCCGGGACGGACTTGGAAATGCAGTGAATTACATTACGGGTCTTGCATCTGCCGGATGGCGGTGGGGTGCGGATATCATCAATGGTATTGTGAATGGAATCCGGAGCTGTATTGGTGCAGTTGCCAGTGCGGTGACGGATGTGGCAAATACGATCCGTTCCCATCTGCATTTCTCTGTGCCGGATGAAGGACCTCTGACGGATTTTGAGAGCTGGATGCCGGACTTTATGAGTGGTCTGGCTGAGGGCATTGAGAAGAGCAGGGGAATGGTAAAGGCGGCTGTGAACAGTGTGGCTGCGGATATGGTGGTTTCGCCGCAGATGGCTGTGGCAGACAGTGGTGTGATGACCGGTACGGGAACGTCTGGTGGTGCGGATCTGACAGCCGGTATTGTGGCGGCGCTGAAAGATGTGCTGGGTGATCAGAAAGGACAGCAGGGGGATCTGGTGATTCCGGTTTATCTGGGGAACCAGCTGCTGGATGAGGTGATCGTGACAGCACAGCAGAGAATGAGTCTGAGGAGCGGAGGTAGATAGGATGGCTTTTTTTCAGTATCTTGTGTTTGACGGGGAGAACCTGCCGCTTCCGGATTCTTATGAGGTGGAACTGGAGGATGTGGAAGCGGATTCCGGCGGTGAGACGGAGGCAGGGACGACACAGAGGGATGTGGTGCGGCATGGAGTTGCGCGGATCCCGGTGTCGTTTTCTGTTACGGC